GTATACATCTATGCTCCTGCCCATTAGAATTTGAAACCATCGCATAGAAATGAGTTTGTTTAGGAAGTAAAGACTTAAAAGTTTTTAAATTAATTCCTTCTCCTTCTTCCTCACTAACCAAAGACTTCAACCATTCGATTTGTAATTGTTTAGTTTTTCTTCTTAGCTCCTTTAACTTTTTTGAATTCATTCCAAGGTTCCGAATACAAACAAAAGAATATGTTACCATCGTCAGCCTGATAAGTAAACTGAGCCGACAGTAAGTTAAGTACGCGGCCTGTTCTTTCTTCGTGCTGTATGTATTGTCCTACTTCTGGTGTTTTACGTTTCATTAGAATCTATCTTTATCATCTACTTCATAGCTATAGACAACTTTCATTATGTCCTCAAACATCTTTCTGAAATCATCGGCATCCATATACTCACATCGATTATGCATGTGATGATAGCGATACTCTTTGTAGACGGAATCGAATTGATCTTCAGTGTACAGAATCATACGTGTTCTCCTTTAGCTTTAATTGCAAAGGTATCGAACCAATCCACACTTATTATTCTATCATGTTTAAGAGTAAATTCTGAGTTCTCTTCTATATCTCTAATCGATGTGTATTCAGGTACTTCTAATGCAATCATTGCGTAAAGTGTTTTAGTGTTTAGTTTCATGTAGCCTCCTAGTAATTTGAATCTCTAATGCATTTCTCCACCACGACTCTCTGATCAACCCACCCGGAAGACATCTCTTTGACGGCTTCATAAAGTTTATCAAGTTTCTCTTCAAACGTAGGTCCATCGGGATTTTTAGAATCCATCCAGCCCTGAAGACATGGTATTTTAAATATCAAAGTCTTTTTTGGAGCATCATCGGAACTCATAAGGGAATCTGGTTCGATGTAGGCGGCCACATACGCATCACTTATCGCATACCAAAAGAGATTAGATTCATCACAAATATACTCTAAGTTCATAGTGAGTTGTCTCTCCCGTTTAGAGTGATCGTCCACTGCTTTCTCATACTTTGCATTCAACAATCTTGATTCATGTTTTACTACTTCTAGTTCTGCTACCAATTCAGCTTTGGTTGGCATCTTTTTCTCCTAAGTTTAAAATTTTTATCCTATTAAATATCCTAGATGTACAAATGAAACTGCTTCTGCATTAGGAAACTTGTCGGGATATTTTTCAGCTATTAGTTTACACCAGCTATTCCATAACCATTTGCATCCTCTTTTCTGACAGGCATCTACATAAGCTTCTATTCTTTTTTGCTGAGTCTTAGCCATAGATCCCTTATTAAATTGTAATAAGGTGACAGGTAATCTAAGTCTTCGTATGTTGTGTCGATCAATACAACCCACACACCCAGCAAACAACTGGCAACAGAAGCCAGCCTTTGCTAAACCAATACCCGGAATAGTTAGAAATACTTTCATAAGTTCTATAGATCTATTACGACCACGGAATCGTAAGGCCATCATAGCTTGTGCATATACCTTGTCTATATTTCTATTGAGATACTTAGCAGCATCTTTCTTATTGTCCCATAGGAAACGTGATCGTATTCCTTTGAGTCGCCAATCATATAGTTGGTTACCTACTTGACTCCAAGGCTGGAGTATCGATAGTACTACCATGATTATCATTAACTTGAATCTTTCTGGTGAGCTTTGAGCAAACTTATTTATAGCTAAATTGTGTGCATCAAACGGTGTCATTATTTATACCTCACATAGTTGTGTTGTTTTAACTTCTAAGTTAGTTTCTATCCATACTTTAGCACCACAGGGAAGTGGTTTCTCTGTGTTGTAAACAACGGAAGCAACTACTTGACCTTTAGAATCTACAATGTCAGCACGATTTGTTGTACGATTCTGTTTATAGTCTTTCACAGTTATCACAGGTAAACTGTTTAAGGTACTTGCTTTTTTCCCATAATAAGTATTATTTCTTTTTATGTGGTGTTGATTTACATGGATTCTAGTCTTCATTTTCTCTCCTATTTTGAGGGGTATGGTCTGCCCAGTGCATTCATCATACTTTTTACCCAAGGTCTTTTCTCATATTGCTCTTTCATGTTCTCAATATCTGATTGTGAAATAGCGTTATGTGAAATGGATTGAAAGAAGTCGAGCATGAATAAAGAAACTACAACATCATTGGGTTCTTGGGACACCCAGTTTTCTCTGTGGTTTCCTATATTCTCTATAACATAATCGATACAATCAATTAATAGATCCTCTCGATCTTCAATGTTCCATATTTCTTCTACACGTTCTTTAACATCTTCAAAGAATATGTCGTCGTTATGATTACTCATTCGTTTTCCTCATGGTAGTTATCAAGTTCATCTTCTAAACGCCAGTGCTCCTTGTCTCTAGCCTTTTGTTTTTTGTAAGCCTTAACCTTATCAGTATGGGTTCTCGGCTTATGAAACTTATCCATATTTTTCTTTATAGGATTGCGTTTATTTTTCATTGTTCCGTACCGTTTATTTCCTTATACTTTTTATAAAAGGGTTATTAGCATTAGAAACCTTTATAGTTTTTTCTGCTTTCTTAATCGTATGATATATCTCTTCTAAATCAACATCTCCTTTTGGGACTTCAAAAATCTGCATAGTAGATCTATTAAAATTAAAAAGATTTTTAAACCAAGATAATTTATCAGTGCTTTTCTTAAATAAGAAGGCTTTCTTAGCAGTCTTAATAGGTACATATACTGATACTCTACCTGAGTGAGTACCCCTAAAAGTTCGACCAAAGGTATGTTCATATCTAAGTCTTTTACTTCGTACTCTAATAATCGCTACACCTGTTGAGTTAGCATGTTTCCATGCTGCCTGTATAGAATAAGGTGCATCCTTAATAGGTCTTGTAGTTTTAGAACCATCTGAACTATATGTAATTGTGTTGCTCATCTATATGTCTCCTTATGACATGAAGCACAAAGATATTCATGATACTTATCATTTATATCTGCTTTATTTTTACACTGTGGCTTACCACATGAGGGTCTATTGTCTATGAATTTATAATGTCTTGCCATTTAAGATGCACTTCTTTCTACACCAGCAATCTTTAATATATTATTAAGACTGTAACAATACGTTATATCATTTTCATTGAATACAATTCGTTTGCGTTTTACTTTATACTTTATTCTACCTACCTCTTTATTTAATACATCAGCTATATAATATAATTGAGACTCTTCAAAATCCATATCTAAGCAGCCTTGTCTAAGCGTTTGAATACTTCACGAACTTTATCTTGTCGTCTTACTTTGATAGCTGATATGTTATGTTCAGCAGTCTTCTTACCAGCAGCAGCATGAGTAGCCCAATGAGTAAGAGTATTGTATACCGCCCACAAATTACGACCAAGTGCGGCTGTCTCATATTTCATGTAGTGATCCCAAAGTTTCATTAGTGTTTTATTACGGTACACTTCAGGCTCTGCCATGAAAGATGCTTCTACTATTTTCTGTTCTCTATAGCTCAGTTCTCTAGTTATAAATTTACAGTTGGCTACTTGAGCAAAGATTCTTAAAGCTTCCATATTTTTTATGTCTACATTCTTCCACTCTTTCCAACGCTCTACTTCTTTTTCATACACTTCTAAAGACTTCGATAACTTCTTAGCAGCATGAGCCATATTAAGATTCTTGGTGTGTCGAGACTTATACATAGCAAAGTCTTCAAGAATAACCTGCCCATTCGTACAGGCCATACGGACAGCCCCTATATCTATATGGAAACACCAGCTACCATCGAAACTATTCCTAGCCAGTATCTCTAATACTGAAGAGTCGCCTCTGCTTGTCTCAAGTTCATGTGCCGGGAAAGTATACCTAGCATACGCTCTTGCACCGTTATGACTGACCTCGATATTTCTTCTCACTCCGGTCAAATCAAGATCAGAGTCAGCAATAATACGTTCAACTGTCCTGAATGTATCAGGATGTTGTGCTATCTGATAGCTATCACTGACAACAGACAGTACCTCTCCAGTATCATTATTAACCAATGCTTTTTTATTGGGTACTATAGTTGCTGGTCGAACATATACAGACTTTGGTGACACATTGAAGTTAGCACTTCCGAAGTCTCCTAAGTCATTTAATACTTCTTGTCTTGGGTTTAGCGCTGTAACATTCGTCATGTAGTTCTCCTAGTGGATTGCTTTAAAGTTAAGAAAGGGATCAGTCGTATGTTTATTACCTAACCAAGTAACTAATGGTTCTACTTCATCAATCATTAAATCTGTAGTCCCAATACATAGTGTCTCTGGTCCGTAATAAGATGATTGTTTTAAGATGAGTGCTTGTCCAGCAACTTCCATACAATCATTGGTTTCGTTAGATAATTTCAATGTAAAGTATTTCTGATCAGGACCAACATCTAATCCGTAAGTATCAATAAACAATACATTGTCATTACTTTTCTGTCTAGAAAATCCAGTTTCTAAAGTAGGTAGTTTTTTTAATTCAATATTATGACAGTCTAAAAGAACACAGAATTCTTTTGTTTGATAAAAATAATCTGTATCTGTCCAATATCTTTGTGTCTTCCAAATAATTTTATCGTCCTTTTCTAATGTAACTTTCTGTATAGTTTCAGTGGACGGGTCAATCAATATACCCTTCATTCTTTCTATCTCCTCCTTTTAAATTAAAATGTATCTACAATCCAGACAACACCTCGATCCATAGAGTTGCTATCTAAATAGTCAACCCTACTCTGTAAATAAAGAAACTTAGGACTCGATCTCTTTTTATACAGATACGCCCTGTCTCCCTTAATAGAGAAACGTTCAGACATATGGTACTTCTTACTTCTTAAATAAGTTTGAGCCGACTCAATATTTGTGAACTTCATGCTATCTTTTCCCTCCGTTTTAAAGCAAAGTTTTCTAAAGAAGTAAAATCATCGTCATCTTGCATCAGAACATCCAACATTATTACTTCTTTATTTATTGCTCGTGTTCTTATTCGTATTCCCTCTAACTTCGCTTCTTGTACTTCCTTTTCTAACTCTAGGATCTTTATATCCTGTTTTGTTAGTTCCAACCTTTGACTGATACACAATTCTTTAAGCGTATCAATGTCTTTAATGTTATCAATATCCATCTTTTTCTCCTCGTTTATTTAACTTTAGTTATGATACCGTCTTCAACAGTAACCTGCCCGAACCATTCTCTTCCGCGCCCTGTCATATGAGGGCGATGAGCCACTGTCATTGTACCTGTTGGTACATATTCAGGCCCGAACATAGAAGTTTCTTGGTATTTAAAGACGCTGCCTACAGCTTCTTTACAAGCCTTCTTAGTGTCATACATTGCTATCAACATTTAATTACCTCCTAAGGTTATAGTATGTTTCTATAAAACTTCGTGAAGATATACTTCCATATCTGTATCACGAGCATGTTCATATCGATCCCAGCCTTCCTTTCCATTGTTCATTTCCATTGGCACTACAACATCATTGCTATCCCAATCCATTTGCCATCGGTGATGAGCGGTTGCCTCGGCTATCGAATATATATGTGCCCACTTTTCCTTGGTGATATTGCCCCTGTATTTCACAAGGAAGGCGGCTAATAAAGCTGCGAACAGCACTCCTTCAGGGTTTTTTTCTACCTGTTTGGAATACTTCTTATTCATTATCCCCTCTAAATGCTGGGTGTTTGCAGTGTTTATATTGTCAAACATCTCTTTTATTTCCACAATTTTCATAAATACCTACCTTAATAGTTTGTATTAATTAATGTATCCGACCGACCAGCGCAGCATCGCATGTTCCGCGTCCCTCGTCAAGCCTCTACGCGGGTAAGACGAGGCTTAGTATTTAACAGGCTATGAAGTAAGGATTAAGAGGTTGGCGCTGCAATAAGGCGGCATTTAAGAATCTACGGAGGGAATAAGAAGCTCGTGCTGCAATAAGGCGGCACTCAAGATCACCCTAGTCTCTAGTTTAATCTAAGTTCCAATGGCATCTTAACTAGCTTGCCTCTGGTATGGCCTTCTCTAAACTCTTCCTAGTTTCAGTACCTCTAATCCCTTCGGGATTTCGCAGCTTTTCTGTGAACATAAAAAACCCCCACCGAAGTGAGGGTTAAAGCCCCTTTTAGTTGAAGAAGGGGCAACTCTTCTTTGCTAAGTCAGCTAGTCGAGGTTGTGATCCTTGACGTACTTAGTAATTGCTCTTCGATACTTTGCAGGAAGCCGTCCCTGTGGCTCATTGTAGAGCGTGCTGGCGTCCATGAAAGTGAATTTGCCGTCCCCGGCGAGTTTCAAGAGATGGGCTTTGATTCGCGAAGCGTCTTGCCAATCAGGTTTACCGTTCGGCTGCCTTTTCGCCAAACGAAAACCAAGGCCTCGACACTGTTTGAATGTTGCGCCACCCTTTTGGGTCTTCTCGTTCACCTTGGACATATCGAAAGTAGTTGTAGTCATGGTTTCCCTCCTTAGGGATTAGTGGTTTGATACGAGGCTTGTAGAAGTACGATGTACTTTATAAGTTCCTCGTAGTTTTTGGAATCTTCTGTTCGAACTCCGGTTATCTTAACGCTGGATGGAAGAATATGTACTAAATTTTCCTTCAGCGATCTGACGTTTGGAAATTCGAGCGTCGTATTCGTATTTAAAGTTACTAGTATTACTTCGTTCATTAAAATCTCCTCACTTAAACACCTTAGTGTTGTGAGGAGCATTTTTGGACGTTAGTAATTCTGTAACTTTAGATGCGATATATGACCGAATTTCTGTCAGATCGCTGAAGGGAAATTTGCTTTAAAGTACATATTCGATGACAGCGTTAAGATGGAGTTTGAACTGAAGATTGCAGTAGTTTACTACGAGGAACTTATGCTTTTTGTACATCGAACTTCTACGGTTAAGACTCGTGGTTTATCAATCCACTAATCCTGCGAGGAGGAGATGACTACAATCTACTGCATATGTTCAAGTGAAGGAGCAAAAGGGTGGAGGTTTCGCAACTTCAAAGATGGAGAGGCCGCAGAGTTTTCGTATTACTTTATACACTATGCAGCCTTTATGAACTATGTAAACCTGATTGGCAGCGTAGTGAATCGAAGTTCAACTCTTTAAAGTCGCTCAAATTCATAAGTGGAGGTCAGTAAAGCTCTGCGGTGAGACGCAGCTTCCTGTGAAGTATTGGAGAGGAATTACGGCGTCGAGGATCTCTCGACTAGTTGACGTGTGAAGAAGAGTTGACTACGAAAACTAAAAGGGCTTTAAGAATTACGAGGTTTTTCAGGGGGTTATGCACTGGATCAGAAAAGCTGCGACGACTACAAAGACTTCAACACTCTTTAGTCTACCCTGCCGTTGAAGTCTTTGTAGTCGTGAGGTACTGCCAAGCTATACCGGGGCAGAAGGCCATACCCCCTCCACCCCATATCTATAGCGTAGTCATACTAAATTCCTAGTTTTAGATGTAAACTAGATCTGGTTAATTGTCGGGCTTTAAAGACTACACTAAAAAGACCTAGAATGAGCTATATGACCCGGTGGGTCGATTACTACAGTATACAGTTGGATTCGAATTTTGTCAAGTTAGGGGTTGACAAAGTGTTAATCTGACTCTATAATGTGTGAATATGCCTATATTACATAATGTTGAAAAAGAAACTAAAAGAGAACTGACAGAAAAGCAGCAGTCCTTCTTGAATTATCTTGTGGAAACGCAAGGTGATGCTAAGAAGGCAGCGGAGTTAGCAGGATATTCGGGGCCGCACTACCAAGTAGTAAAAGCTTTAAAGTCTGAAATCCTTGAATTGACTCAAGAGGTCTTAGCACACTCTGCACCTAAGGCTGCTTTTAAGCTAGTAGAGATTTTAGATTCTAAAAGACCCATTGTTCAGGCAAGTAATAAGCTGGCAGCAGCACAGACTCTTCTAGATCGTGTAGGTGTAAGTAAAGTAGATAAGCTAGATATCAACCATAAAGTAGCAGGTGGTATCTTTCTTATGCCCGACAAGGCTCCTATAGATGTAGCGGAGATAGTTGAGGAGTAAAACATGCTAGTACCAGATGGTTATAAGAGGAGAACATCTTCTACAGTTCCATTTGGGTATTCTCTAAGTTCGATTGAGGGTTATCTGGAACCGATACCTCAGGACTTGGAAATACTAAATGAGGTAGCGGAAGCAGTACACATAGGAGAGATAAGTCTTGGTATTGGTGTAGATTGGCTTGAAGCAGAGACGGGTAAGAAGATGTCTCGCCCCGGATTAAAGAAGTATGTAGATAAGAAGTATGGCAGAAGATAAGTATCTTAAAGATTCTGAAGGTAACTATATCCTTAATAAGGACGGCTCTAAAAGAAAGAAGTCCGGTAGACCTAAAACCTCAGAACTCTCAGATACTCGAATTGCTCTTCAGGCGCAGAGACGCTTAAAGACAAAAGATGATAATGTTAAAAAGTTACGGCGAAACTTAAAGATTGCAGAAAGCAAACTCAATAAGGAGAAGAAAGCCCTAACTTCAAATGTTCTGACAGAATCGGATACCAAAGAGTTACCCGATGTCATACAAGAACATTTAAATGAGACAGGTTCCTATGTGGCTTTCATGCCGAACGAGGGACCGCAAACAGATTTTTTGGCCGCACCAGAAAAGGATGTACTCTATGGTGGTGCGGCGGGAGGCGGTAAAAGCTTTGCAATGCTTATTGATCCTTTGAGGTCATGTCATTTCAAAGAACACCGGGCATTGATACTTAGAAAGTCTATGCCAGAGCTTCGTGAGCTGATCGATAAGTCAAGAGAGTTATATCCCAAAGCTTTTCCGGGGTGTAAGTTTCGAGAGGTTGAAAAGCTATGGAACTTTCCTAGTGGAGCGAAGATAGAATTTGGGTTCCTTGAGAGAGATGCTGATGTGTATCGCTATCAAGGACAAGCATATAGTTGGATAGGGTTTGATGAAATTACTCACTTACCCACAGAGTTTGGTTGGAACTACTTGGCTTCACGGCTTCGTACTACCAATCCAGAGATAAAAACGTATTTACGTTGTACGGCTAACCCCGGAGGTGTAGGCGCACAATGGGTTAAGAAAAGGTATGTCAATCCAAAAGATCCTAATGAGACTTTTAAAGGGGATGATGGGTTAACGAGAAAGTTTATTCCTGCAAGACTACAGGATAATCCGTATCTTGCAGAAGATGGTGATTACGAAAAGATGTTGCTTTCGTTACCGCCAGTACAAAGAAAGCAACTATTAGAAGGCAATTGGGACATAGCAGAAGGCGCAGCGTTTCCTGAGTTTGATATGGAAGCACATATAATCGCGCCGTTTGAGCTACCCTCTTGGTGGGAAAGAGTAAAAGGAGTGGACTACGGTTATGCTTCTGAAAGTTGTTGTTTATGGGCAGCAATAGATCCTGACGACAAGACCATCATCATATACAGAGAATTATATCAGAAAGGGTTGACCGGGGATCTACTTGCTGACAAAATGACAGAACTAGAAGCAGAGGAGATAAAGTCTATTCCGGGTGTCTTAGATACAGCAGCTTGGTCACGGACAGGATATTCTGGTCCTACGATTGGGGAAGCTCTTGTAACTAGAGGTCATAAATTAAGGAGAGCAGATAAAAATAGAATAGCTGGTAAAATTCAAATACACGAACACTTGCGATTGAAACAGGATACTGGAAGACCTCGATTGCAAATTTTTAATTCTTGTACGAATTTAATTAGAGAATTACAGGGTATACCTTTATCAACTACTAATTCAGAAGATGTGGATACCCATGCGTCTGACCATGCTTATGATGCTTTACGTTACTTAATAATGAGCAGACCACGATTAGATCATCCATATGATAGGATGTTACAAATTAAAACGGAAGCTTATCAACCTGTAGATAGCACATTTGGATATTAATATATGGCAGAAAAAGACAATACATTCTTAGGTGCTAACAGTATCTACGAGGACGTAGAAGGCGAAACTGGTAAGAATTTAAAATTAAAAGAAGACCAGAAAAGTAATCTAGTAGCCATTATTAATTCTAGATTTACAGACGCAGAAGGTTCTAGAAAGCAAGATGAATCAAGATGGTTGACTGCCTATGAAAACTACCGTGGTCAGTATAATCGTTCTGTTCGTTTTAGAGATTCAGAGAAGTCTAGAATCTTTGTTAAGATTACAAAAACAAAAGTCTTAGCAGCCTTTGGTCAATTAGTCGATGTTATCTTTGGAACGGGTAAGTTTCCTATAGGCATTTCAGAAACGAAGCTACCTGAAGGAGAACTTGGTTCTGCTCATTTAGATACGCAAAATCCAGTTCCCGGTTTGGAAGACTCGATTGCAGAAAGACCTGATAATTTTGGGAATCGTTTAGAAGATGAGATTGTAAATCCTTATGATGTAGGATTTCAGGGAGACAATAGAACTTTAACTCCCGGTGCAACCTTTTCAAAAGGGATCTTTCAAGATAGTTTAGAAGATCAAGCAGAAGAGAATGGATATTTAAAAGAAGGCTTTAGTCCCAATCCACAGCATTTAGAGTTATCTCCAGCCCAACGTGCAGCAAGGAGGATGGAGAAACTCATACACGATCAGATAGAAGAGTCTAGTGGTTCCTCAGAAATACGGAATGCTCTTTTAGAATCTTCTTTATTAGGTACAGGTATTGTTAAAGGACCATTTAATTTTAATAAAACTCTTAGTCGTTGGGATGAAGGAGAAGACGGTG